ACTAGACCCAAGGCCAAGTCCTTTGGATTGGTATTGCCAGTCATATAGACGGCCAACGCGCCGGCGACTGAGCTTCTTGCCCATGATGCCAGCATTGCTTTTGCTTGATCCATTAGTTGTCTCCTTTGTTCAAGCTCCCGATGAGTGCCGCGACTTTCGCTTCACTCAATTCGATTTCGAAGTGCATCTCATCTTTTCGGTTTCGATAATCTCCACCCCATTTGAGGCCGTACTTCTTAGCCAAAGCTCTAATCATTGGAACCTTCTCAGGTGGAAACGTGCCAGATTTGCCCAGCGGATGTTGCGTCGCGTTTAGATCAATCGCAGTGCCAGAGCTGTGATTGCTTAAGTTGTCAGTTGAGCCGCGTACCATGCGGAATGCATAACCCCAATCATCGAGCTTGCCTTCATCAATCGGCTCAATCAGCTCATGAAATTCTTTGCAGAAACCAGCAATCAATGGTGCAACGGCTTTCGCGCATCGCACCTTGACCTTTGTTCCCTCGATTGGAACGCTGATGATATGGATTTCAGCCGCATCTTTCGATGCCGGCCATCCGTTATGGCTTTGCAGCATAGGCCACTTTCTTAGTCAAGTGTTCCACTAAGAAAGCAGTAACTTTGCTTCATCGGCATTAATTCCGAGCTTCTCCAAAAGTGCAGCTTTATCTGCTGCCGTTTTGGCCTCTAAAGCCAATTCATCAGCTTGAACTTTTTTAAGAGCTGCATCAATTTCTTTTTGTGATGGAGCTTCACCATCTAAAACATCCCATTTAATGGTTGAATAATCATCATTTTGATAAGAAAACTCTGCGTTTGGCTTAATCAATCTAATTGCTTTTGCTAAATCGCTCATTATGCACCGATTTCCATAAGTGTGATTGTGCTTGGTGTGCTTGTGTATTGAAATGTAATTGTAGAGCTGTCAGCTGTATCTTCGACACGGCCTTGGATTTTGTATGTGGTTGCAGATGTAGTGGCTGGCGAATCAAGGTAGTTAATTGCACCCGACATTCCAAGAGAAATCTGCGTTCCACTTGCACGACAATCTGGAAATATCCAGTTATATCCACCATTGTTGTAATCTGCAATGGTTGTTGCACCACGGAGCAAAATCACTCCGCCTGCTGCTTTAACATTGTTGCGCAATACGCGAGAATTTACAGAACAAATCACAAGAATTCTTGAAGTTGCTGATGTTGGTGTAATTGTTGCTGTGATTGTTGTATCCGTTAATGTTGTGGATGAAATAACTGTTGATGTGGTTGTGGTTGCTGAGACTACTTGCAAAACTTTTCCACCGCCGCTAGCAGCAGCCCATTTTATTCCGGTACTTTGTGTTGAGTCAGCAGTCAAAACTTGTCCATTTGTGCCTACGCCAAGGCGCGCTGGTGTGGATGCAGCCGTTGCAGCATATATATCGCCTTTGGTCGTAAGAGTTGCTTTTGTTGTCGCACCAGCTGCAAGATCATAAGCTGATTTCACTGCTGTTGGTGTAGCTGCAAGAATTGATGATGTCGTTGATGTTGAATCTGAAAGCTGCACTGCTCCTTTTTGAGTAGTCAATGCATCTTGGATTCCCACTGTGATCGCACCTGATGTGCCACCGCCTGTTAAAGGGGTTGTGGCTGTAACGCCAGTGATGTCACCTTGATCATTAGCAATCCACACAAAATCCATGTCGGTCGCTGAATTTTTCGCAAGTATCTGGCCTGTTGTGCCACCAAGCAAGTCGGCCATTGATGTGGCAACAGCTTGACCAAAAACTTCAAAATCTGCCGGCAAGTCAGTAACTAGATCAGTGGCCGTCGGCATTTGCCAGCTGAATGGTGTTGTCGGATTGCTCATATTTTCTCCTTATGCCACGATTAGGGCGTTTTCCCAGTCAAGTATCCCAGAAATTGTATTCCAAGCCTCAGCGACACTTACATCTTGCCATTGCATTGCTTGCAATGAATATGACAGCGGCGACAGATTGAGTGAGACGCTAATTTCATTGTAAGCCGCTTGGAACGTCCAGCCCTCAACAAAGCCCAAATAGGTTCCGGCCGACATATTGAGCGGCAAATCGGCAATTGCCACCGGCATGCCCATGAACACGTTAATTAATGAATCTCGGTCGCCATCGTCAATCTCTGGATTTGTCAGCTGATAAGTAATTTGATTAAAGTTGTATTGAGGATATGCCCGGAGTGTCAGATAGAAATCTGCCTGATCTTGAGCATCGGCTTGATGTTTGACTGTTGTTGTAAATATCTGGGCAAGCTGACCATATAAGCCCACTGAGGTTGCATCCGTTGCATCGACTTCTGACGTTGAATTTGTGCCATATTTGAGGGTTATTGTATTGCGCACATCTCCGGCACGTTGTTGAATTGTCAGTCCTGAACCTTGGGCATCGTTGGCCGAAAGATTGACATATCCGTTCGTTGCCAAGTAAATGGATCGATGCGTCGAATCGGCATAAGAAATCTGGCCTTGAGCGTTCTCATAGATATAGCCCAAGCCGCTAGTTGCCAGAGCTGAAACAAGTGAATAAATATCTGTCCGGCTTGACGACCTTTGTGCAAGCTCATAATTTCCTGGAGTATCAATCTCTCCAAGTCCTACATTCTGGGCATTTGCCCAAATCTCGGTTGGGTCATAGGTGTTCCACTGCAAAGCTGCTGGAACCTCTGCCCAATTGTTAAGCAGTAAATCTTGCAGAATGTGCAGAATTTGATTTCCGTCAAAGTCCTGAACCAAAGTGCCATCAGTCAATGACTTTGGCAATCGAGCCAATGCACCCAAGGCAATTATCTTGACCCGCTGGGCGTAAGCCACACTCCCCAATTCGGCAACTGAGATGGCCACATCGACGACGGAGCCGCCAAAGATTGGAATGAATGTAGCTGTCGAATCTTGCAACTCAATGGTCAATGAATCATTGATTCCGATAATCACATTTGATTGATCTAAATTAATAAGTTCAATGTTGGTGTAACCCGCTTGAGCCTGCTCATAGATATTAGTTCGCCCAGATGTAATCGTCAGATTAGACAAGATGGCAGTCTGATATTCGACTCCATCAATGGTTACTCGCCAGACTGGATTAAAGACTGTCATTAAATTCCCACCAAAGCATTGGCACCACCCGTGCCACGATAAAATGCATTGTTAAGTGTATCTACAATGGTTCGCGCTGTGCTTTCCGGATCAATGGCACCATTAACATTGAGTGTGATATTTGCTGTTTGTGGCGTGACATTTCCGGCCCTTGCTTGTCTTAATTTTTCGGTTTGAGCTTGCAATTCAATGCTGCGCAAAACCGCTGCTTGCTGTGCTGCTGATAATCCGCTGATGTCGCGAGTGCCACCAAATTTGGATGTAACAATTACAGGTGGCCCGGTTTGATCTTCTGAGCCAGTTGGAAATAAAGTTGGTTCAATTATTGTTCCGCCGGCTTTTAAGCCTTTGGAGTTATCTCCACTTAAACCAAAGAATCGAGTCACTGGATTATCTGTCATGAGTTTGATAAATGCCTTGACGGCATTGACCACGCTGGTGACAACAGTGACAATCTTAGAAAACCCCGAAATTGTGACTGAAATAATTGTGCCTAAGACGCTAAACGCGGCTTTAAGTGTGCCACCGATAATTGGGGCCAAAGTATCTCTGGCAAATTCTCCAACTGACTTCATGAAATCTAGCAACGGCTTCAATTCTTCGGTGTTATCGCCGATGGCCTTTTGAACCTTCTCAAATGCACCGCGCAATCCGTTAATGGCTGGCGTGAGAATTGATGAGAATATGGGAATCAAGAAATCATTGATAAATCCCCAAATGCTCTCGAAAGCTGGCAATAACACTTCCTGAATATAAGTTCCAAGGAATTTGATTACTGGCTGCAACTTTGGGCCGATTTCATCTGCAAATTTTTGAATGGCTGGCACTACATCTCTAACAAATGAATTGACCATTGGAGTAATTGCATCAAGAACAAATGAACCAACTGTTTCTTTGCCTTCATCAAATGCCACTTTAAGACGATCCATCTTGCCGGCAAATGTGTCTGCCTTTTCAGCAGCTTGACCGCCAAAAGTATCAGCCAAAGCTTTAGTGACATCATCCATGCTCATTGTTTTAAGCTGCGCGGCAGATAACCCAACGCCTAATTTAGCTAATGCGCCAGAATTGCCTTCATAGGCTTTGCCAAGCGCGTTAGATACAGCTTCCAGCGATTTGCCTGAACCGGCTGCAATGTCTAGAGCTAAAGTCTGCAATCTTTGTGATTCGGCAACATCTTTTGTGGCACGAAGCAATCTTTCAAGTGACGGCCTCAATTGATCGTCGGTGATGCCATTGGCCAAAGATGTTTTAAGAATATATTTCTCAGTTGCCGCAATCTGGTCGTCAGTTGCACCAGTTACATTTTTGAGAGTCGTTGCCAATTTGGCTTGAGCAGCTTCATCGGCAATGGCTGATTTGACGCCATCAATAAGCAATTTGCCAGCATAGGCGGCGGCAGCAATTCCAGCAGCTGCAAATGCTAATCCGGCTTTTTTGCCAAAGTCTGAAATCTTAGAGCTTGAGTTTTCAACGTCATTGTTAGCTGTATTGAGCGACTTCTTGAGTTGATCTACGTCAGCCAGAATCGAGAGCTTGAGCGTTCTACTTTGTCCGGCCATTACCACTCCTTCAATATCTCAGTGAAAGCATTTTCCCACTTGGCAATGATATTCGGCTGTTCGGCTCGCAGAGTTGGATATATGAACCATCCTTTTGAACCGCGGCCTTGACTACCAGACCAAATTGGGAATTGCTTAAACTTGTTTGATCCGAATTCGTAGCCGCCCCAAAGTTGTTGAGTTGTGCCACCGCCAGAGAATTTCTGACTGACAAAGCCAAATGACAATTCTCCAATCTTTGAAGATTTGGAGACGCGTGACCCAGATGCAATTCTGTTTGCTGCATCATTAGGACGAGATGC